GGACCATTTGTTTATACAGGATTTAGACCAGCTTGGGTTATGTGCAAAAGAACAGATAGCACAGGAAGTTGGTATATTTGTGATATTAAAAGAGTAGGTTTTAATGGTAGACCAAATAATAGTGCTTCAGTTGGAAATCCAGAATTAGCAGCACATTCTGATAGAAGTGAAGCTGGAGGAAATACTAATGTTATGGATATATTTTCAAATGGTTTTAAATTAATTCAAAGCGGTGCAGAAATTAATGCTTCTGGCGGCACATTTATTTTTATGGCTTTCGCAGAAGCACCGTTTACAAATTCATCAGGAGTACCTTGTAATGCTCGTTAATAAATTAACGAGAAGCTACGCAGCTAGGTAATTTATTACCTAGAAGCTATGCAGCAAGATAATTAATATGAATTTTATTCTCACTATGATTCTTTGTAGTGGCGTTTCCTTAACTTGCTTACCGCCATATCAACTTATAGATACTTTTTATGAAGATCAATATTCATGCTTACTAAAAGGTTATGAAAAATCTATTGAACAAATGGAAAAGATAGGTAGAGTTGTTGTTAATGAAAATAAATTATTTATAAAATTTTATTGCATACCAGAGAAAAAAATTGATGCCTAGAAAAAAAATTATAACATCAAAAGAATTTAGTGAAATGTCTACAGGTCTTAGACTTTCTACTCACGAAAAAGTATGTGCTGAAAGAATGAAAACTTTATTCAAAGCAATAGATGAAATGAGAATAGAAGTAAAACAATTAAGAAGTGATGTAAGTAAAGGCAAGGGAGCAATTAATTTACTTATTCTATTAGGAGGTCTAGCAGGGATTATACTAGGCTTTCTAAAGTGGAATGGCTAGGCGTAAAAAAGCAGTAGCTGGTTTAATGAGTGAGCTTTCTGCACAACTTAATATTGCAAAAGACCCTAATATCCTAGTATTTACACCACTTGGTGGACTTGGACCGGTAGATATTGTTACTTTAAATATGTCTACAGGAGAGTATACTGCTTATGATGTTAAGTCTAAAAACTTTAGAAAACAAGACTATACAGCAAAAGATGGTTATAAAAGAAAAACCAAAGGAACTCTTATTGCCAGGCAAACCACTAAAGAACAAAAAAAACTAAAGGTAAAAATCCTATATGCAACCATTTAAAGGTTCAGATCCTAGTGAAATTCTAAATGAATATAAAGACCAAGTTAGAATATTAAAGCAACAGATAGCAGAACTTGAGGATGCCGGTAAATCTAAGGATGCAGCAAACAAAAGGTGTTTGCAAAAATTAGAGTTCTGTAATAAAGATCTTGAAGATGCTTTATCTAAAATTAAAGAATTAGAGGAGAAGAAAAAAGATGCCATTTGAAATGATAACAATGCTAGGCTCTACTGTACTTGGTGGAGTAATGAGCATTTGGTCGCAAAGCATTAAAGCAAAGCAAGCAGAACAAAAGATGCTATTGGCTAGAGCTGAAGTGCAACAAAAAGGTTTTAAAGAAGCAAGAGAATATGGCAATGAAGGCTTCCAATGGACTAGAAGAATTATAGCATTAACTGCTGTTTTTGCGATAGTATTATTACCAAAACTAATGCCAGTATTACAACCAGATGTAACTGTAATTGTAGGATATTTAGAATTTAAACCTGCTTTCTTTTTTTTACCTGAAAAAGAAATAATGAAATGGGTAACACTATCTTCTAATAGTTTAGTTATTACACCATTAGATACCAATTTAGTTTCAGCTATTATTGGTTTATATTTTGGTGGTTCATTAGTTAAAAAATAATGAAACATTTTGTTTTATTTGTTTATCATTGGTCTAGCAAATTAAATGTTTGGTCCTGGCAAAAGTTGTGGGGTAATAGAAAGAGTTTAGGTTATAAAAAATGACCATAGCAGATTTTGATCCAAGGCTTATTACTCAATATAATGACCCAAGATTTTTAATTCATTTTCAATGGGGAAATTCTGAAAAAGTATATAGATATGCTCTAGTTGAATCAATGGAAGTACCTGAAATTGATCAAGATACAAAACAAAAAAAAGATGAAACTAATCTATCTCAAAAAGAAATATGGGAAAAAAAATATAAAAAATAATGGCAAAAAAGGGAACATTTGGAGTTAATACCTATCAAGAAAGAAGTAAAAAAAAGGTTGGTCGCCACAAAAAAAATTTAAATAAGAGTGAAAAACCACATAAAAAATATCGTGGACAGGGTAGATAAGATAATATAAAATTCACAAGGGAGATAAATATGATGGAAAAAATTAAAAATGTTATACACGAAGTAGAACATTATTGGAATAATCACAAAAAAGTTGTGATTGTTTTCGGTATAGTTTTAGTCGTTGCAATAATTATGTAGTATGAAGGTAAGTTCTAATACTTCTGTATCAATGCCAGTCAAAAATATGATTGGAATTATCGCAGTAGTCGCTTCAGGAATCTTTGCCTACACAGAATTAACTGCCAGACTTACTTCTCTTGAGACTAGCAGAGAATTACATCAAGCAGATCTTTTAAAAAAATCTGAACAGAAACCAACAGACCAGGAACAATTCATCCTCCTGGAGCATATTGCTGGACAGGTTGAAGAAATAGATGAAGAGATGAAAGAAATGAGAAACAATACTGTTAATATTGAAATGCTGATGAAAAATATAGACAGAATAAGAAATGATGTTGAAAAATTAAAAGATAAAGTAAGAGCTAATGGTAGTCAATAATGGTAGAGACAGTATTTGCACTTTTACTTATTATAGATCACGAAATTAAAGAACATCGTATTCAACCTACATTAAGCACCTGTCTTAAAGGAAAACGTATAGCAGAACGTACATCTAAAGGAAACTCTGTTCAGTATAAGTGTATTAAGTCTAAAGCAGAGATTGAAATAAATATAGATGGTTCACATACAATCAAAAAACTGATATTAGAATAGGATTGTAACTTAATATACACGTGAGGTTCATGGTTAAACCTCTTAACAAATAAATAAAGGAGATAAATATGTTTAATTTTAAATTAGAAATTCCTACTTATGCAGAGTGGAAAGTTCAATTTGAAAAATTCATGGCAGATCAACCTGAACAAGCTAAAAAATATCAAGAGCAAATTCAGAAGTTCTGGCAAGATTTTTTCAATGATATGTGGAAAAAATAATGGACTTAAAAGATAAAATAGTTGGTTTAGCCTTGGCAGCAGCTATAGGATTAATTGGATGGAACTTACATGAAACTTGGACTATGAAGGAACAAGTATATAAACTTCAACAAGGTCAAGTAGTTCTATCCAAACAAATTAAACAAGTTAAAAACACCATTAAATCATTCAAGAAAAAGAATAAAAAGAAGAAGAAGAAAGATGATAAATGAAAGGACAATCATATTATTGCTTTTCCTATTTTTACTTGGAATGGGTTTAGTTGGCTGTAAAGCTAATATTCTTAATACTGCTGTATGTCCAGATAAGACAAGTATAGAAGTTGGAATAACTGAAACAGATAGTAAGAATGATAAGTTGCAAGAAAAGAGATCTATCACTCAAACTTGGAAGTGGGGAAAGGTAAAATGTCAAGACAGATAAAAAAATTTATAGTTAGATTGAGAATGTGGTATGCTGATGTGAGGGGTCATCATGGCAAGAGGTGGAATTATGAACCATCAGAACATTATTTAGGAAATAAAAAGAAACATGACAGAAACAAGATATAGTTACAATTAATGATATGGCAAATAAAACCTGGAACAAATCTAAAGCTCTAATAATATGTGGGTGGTGTAATGTTTGTCAAAAAGAATTATTAAGTAATGAAGATGGTTGGATTGTCAACGCAGAAAAAAAACATTTTTGCCATGATGGTCGTGATGGTAGTTGCTTTGATAAATATGTTATTGAACAAAAGAATATAGCTGAAGATGCTACTTACGAAGGTAATTAAATTAAAACCCCATTATACCATCCCAATAAAAGACAAAGCATAATCATCACTCCAAAAAACATTAATAAAAAATATAATTGTTTCATGCTTTACAATTAAATTGTGTGAGATTTTTTTTCCATTTTCTATAATCTTTAATCCATTCATTAGTATCTTTTTTTGTAGGTTTTTGATTGTCTTTATAAAATTTATAAAAACCTTTATCTTTAAAATATTTGGCTATTTCAGGTGCAGAAACTTGATCTGATTTAATACAATCTAGTATATCTTGGTAATCTTTTTTTTTAACCATTAAGTAATAGTTGCTTTCAATTCCTCAAACTCTTTCCATAAAGTTTGCTCTGGCGACCAAAATCTTTGTTTATTATTTTTCATTTTAATAGAATGTAAAACTGTGGTATGATCATTGCCAAAAATTTTACCTATTGTAGTTAAACTCATATTAAATTTTTCAGATAATAAATTAAATATTATATTTCTAGTTCTACATATATCTTGTCTACGAGATTTAATTATCATCAATTCTTTTTTATTAACTTCATAGCGTACACAAACTTTATTTATAATACTTTCAATAACTGATTGAGTTGGCTTTCCAAAAGAATATCCAACAATTCTTTTTGGTGTGTATTGTTTTCTATTTTTTTTACTATGATCTCTAGCAAGTATATAACCATTTCTAAAACCATTTTTATAAATAGCTTTTTCTCTTATACTTAAATCTTGATACATTCCTGCTTTCATGGCAAGTTTTATCTCTTTGTGGAAGTTTTTGGTCATAGATCCCCTAGGGTTTGTTGTTGTTTTTTTCAATTATAAGTTTAATGACTATCTTGTCATTAAAAGTTCTTGTGTCTGCACTACCTTACTCATTAACCTGATACTATCTTGATGATATTTTTCAGCTAGTACCTTTGCCTCCAGAAACTTTCTGTGTTTCTTTTCTTGGAGATCCCTGTACCTTTGCAGACGAGTTTTTAGCTCGTTCATCCTTCTCCTTATTCACTTTTATAAAATCAATTTTAATATCATTGATTTTTACTTCTACAAATTCCCCTATGGCTTGTGGATCTGCAGCCTTCTCAGCGTTATTAAAGCTATCAATATGAGTGAAATTAGCCTCGCCAAATTTACGCCTAATATATTTAAACATTTTTATCCTTTTTGTCTACTGTTTTTTTATGCAGTTCTTTAGCCATTTTTGAGTATATTTCAAGGTCATCATAGCTATCTGCTTTATATTTTTTAGTTGTTCTATATAGTTTAAGAGCCATCATAAGTTGAGCAACCTGATAAGGGTGCATATCATCTTTTAAAATATCATGTAAAATAACATTAAACATGACAGCTAATAATCTAAAATTTTCCTGATAATCGCCATAATCTTTATGACGATCTTCTACAATTTTATTTAATATTTTTTCGTTAATATCTATTGTATTCATATTGTTTTGCAATGAGGTGGGGAAAACAACTAAAAGAAAAAAGCCAGAAAGGATTGGCTAAAAAACCCCACCTCAAAGTTTTACAAAAATGTTACCATCTTTGCGGTTTATTATTACCATACGATTGCTGTTTTGCAAAAGGTTTTGCTACTTGAGCTGGTGCTGAACCACCTCCAGTACCGCTACTTTTTGAAGTATCGTTTGGTGTTAGTTGCACAGTAATGTTGCCAGTTGGCTCTCCATTTTCTGCGACTTCATCAAAGGCTGCTTGATTATACCAATTATCCCCTATCTTTACACCTATTCTCCATTCTTTTCCCGGAGGAGATTTTGGATTAATAGGTGCTACATAGCTTGGATGATTGGGAGCTGACCTTTTATTGTTTGGGGTAAGTTTTATATATATCTTATCCATTTTACTTTGCTCCTGTTTGTAGTTTAATCTTCCTGTTTTCATAATGATTCATTAAATCTTTATATGTTGCAGGATGATTTTTGATTGCATCATTAAATTCATTTTTAAACTCTACATCTTTAAGATATTTTAATCTTGAAAGGTGCATAGCTGCATCAATGTTTCTAATGACTGATTTTACTGAAGTTACCTTTTTTTTAGGATAATTAATTACTTCAGCACTTTGGTCTACCCTTGTATTTGGTATGTTAAGATCATCTAATTCTTCTTTTGAAGTGATGCTCTCATCCAGAATACCAAAGATAGATAAAGCTCTTGATATAGCAAAGGATTCTGCTAGTTCCATTGCTTTAGGTTTATTGTTCCTAAATACTTTTGCATGACCGGTAGCCACTGTACCATCAGGACCTACAATTTCTGCTTTACCAATATAGCAATCATCATAAGTCATAATATATGTTTTAATACCTAACTCTCCTGCAAATTCCTCAGTAAAAAATTTAAGTTTACTTGTGGCTTTTACAGTAGTTGTTCCATGCTCATTAATGTAAGTTCCTTCTTTTTTACATTTGTCTATTACTTTTTTTATTCTTTCTTTCATTTTTATCCCCATAGTTGTTTGATTGTTTTTAATTGATCAGCACTTAAATCTTTCATCATCCAATGATTAAGATCAGGTTTTTCCACATATTGTGCTGCGATCTTTGGGTCGCCATTACTTAGTATAAGTAATTTTTGAATTGTTTTTGCTTTGTTTAACATTTCATTATAACAATATTCTAAATGATCATCAAATAATGCAGGATGACTATCGTCAAAAATAATGAAATCATTTTCATTTGCATAAAATAAGAATGGAGTTTTACCACTTGCAATTTTATAAAAAGCTACTTGAGTTATATTAACTGGATCAGGTTCACTTGGTAATTTTTGTGTATAAAATTTTATATCACCTCTATAATCTTTTGCAGTAGGTGGTTTAGTTTTACATTCTGCAAAACTTAAATCAGTTTCAAAATCTAATCTACCGGTAACTCCTAAAGCTAAATCTTCTGGCAACATATCCACATATCTTTCACACTTTAATTCATCATCACCAAAGATATTTTTAACAGCACTTAAAATTTGTTGGGTAGTGCCATGTAATTTATCTTTAATTTGTTCTTTGATTTGTTTGTCTCTGTCATCAAAACTTTCTTTAGTATAAAGTTTATATTCATGGTCAAATATACTATCATAATCTCTGTCTTTAATTTCCTTCCTCTCAGCACCATGAAATATATATTTACCTATTAATTTTTGAGCCACATTACCGGTTAAACTTCCATAACCTAATTTATATTTTTTCTTATCGGCTCGTCTCTGTTTTTCAGTACGACACCAATAATCTACAATGTGCATAGCGATTGATCTATTTCTTGATAGCTGAGAGAAAGAAAAATGTTTCAAACCCTCTCCACCTGATAGGGATTTAAGTATTTCTTCTAGTTGTTTTTTCATTTATTTCCTTTTTGTTGTTCCATTCTTTATATATTATTTCACCATATTGTCTACTATTATTTTATTATTTTCTTGCTTTAAATAACCGCTATGGTAATAGGTTTTATTCTACAACAATAGGAGAAAAATATGACATTAAAGGAATGGATAGCTAAAAATCACTATAGCTATTCTCAAACCGCACAAAAATTTGGTATCATAAATATCAATCCTGCTACCAATATTCAAAGGTATGTAAAAGGAGAACGAATACCACATCCAAAAGTAATGAAGAAGATTTTTGATGGTACAAAAAAACAAGTTCAACCTAATGATTTTTATGAAGAATACTGGCAAAGAGAACAACTTTAAATACGATAAAGTTAAGATAACCTGGTGGGACATTTGCACTTGCGAAGAGGCTTGGGTAAGTGAAGATGATATATTAGACCACGATATATCTGTTTGTTCTGATGTTGGTTATATCTATAAAAAAACTAGAGATAAATTGTGGCTATTTACATCTTATTCTGAAGATGAAGATGGAATGGATGTTGGAAATTTAACCTGCTATCCAAGACAAGTTGTTAAAAAGATAGAGGTGTTAAAATAATGGAAGGTAGAGATAAAGTTCTTACAATATTAAGTTTAGGAGCTGGTGTTCAAAGTTCAACAATGGCAATCATGGCAGCTAAAGGTGTATTGCCAAAAGTAGATTGTGCTATCTTTGCTGATACTGGTTATGAGCCTAAAGCAGTTTATATATATTTAAAATTTTTAACTGAAATTTTACCTTATCCAGTATATATTGTTCAAAAAGGAAATATTAAAGAAGATATGTTAGCTGCAAGAGGAACTACTAATTTTGTTGTAGCACCATTTTATACCCAAGAAACTATTACAGGAAAAAAAGGAATGATACGCAGACAATGCACAAATGATTACAAAATTCAACCAATTAGAAAAAAGATAAGAGAACTTTGTAATATTAAATATGGAAAACATTTTCCTAAAGATCAATATGTTGAACAATGGATAGGTATTTCAAAAGATGAAATACAAAGAATGAAACCAGCTAGAGATCCTTACATACTTAATAGACACCCATTAATTGAGGCTAATATGTCAAGACAAGATTGTTTAAATTATCTTAAAAAAGAAAATATACCCCTACCAGAAAAATCAGCTTGTATTATTTGTCCATTCCATGACGATAAATATTGGAATTTTATGAAAAAAGAAAGATCAAGTGAATTTGCTGACGCAGTTGAATTAGATAAAGAAATAAGAACTATTAGCAAAAATAAAAATATTAAAAATTATACTCATAGGTCTTGCAAACCTTTAAACGAAGTTGAATTTGTTAAAAAAGATAATCAATTAAATATGTTTAATAATGAATGTGAGGGAATGTGCGGAGTTTAGTTGAAAGTTTTATTGATGTAGGTTCTGGATTTATTTTAGCAATATTAATCCAGCTCTATATTTTCCCACTCTTTGGTTTATATCCCTCAATATTTGATAGCTTAGGAGAAAATTAAAAAAGGAAAATAAAAAACTAATAAGCGAGATTGAAAAACTTAAAAGATATGTATTAGACCTTGAGAGAATAATAGAAGAAAAAGACAACGAGATTATAATAATTAAGAATAGATAATAAAGGAGTAAGTGTGGCTAGATGGACTTATTATAAGTCTAATGGGGATTACAACGATTGGCACAGGCAATTTGAGGGTCTTGCAGGGATAGATTTGGATTTTTGCGAGGTATGTCCCAAGTGTTCTGAGCCTTTAGCTGTAAAAGAAACTTGTTTTGATAAAAATCAGCAGTTCAAAGCTACAACCCTTACAAAAATGGTCGGAGATCGCCTAAAGATACCTGCCTTTTTGATATTCTATACTCCTTTACCCAATGACACCATGAAGTTCAGAATTAAGCGTGTGAGTGAGCCTATGACCGAAATTCATGAAGTTAATCAGGATGAATGGTTAAAATATTTATATTCGTTGCAAGAAGAACACAGGGGGTGTTGTAAATATGCAACAGAATAAAATTATACTAGATCTTTGTGGTGGAACTGGGTCCTGGTCTAAACCATATAAAGAAAATGGCTATGATGTGAGAATAATTGATGCAAATGAATGGGGTAATTTAGATGAGGGTATAGATATAAGATTGTTTAAAAAAATAAAAGAACCTGTGTATGGAATACTAGCAGCTCCACCTTGTACTCATTTTGCAGGTAGTGGTGCCAGATGGTGGAAAGATAAAGGTATTGAGCCTTTAAAAGATGGACTCTCTATCGTTGATTCTGTCTTTAGAATTGTATTTGCACATAAACCTAAATTTTGGGTAATGGAAAATCCTGTTGGTAGATTAGTTCACTATGTTGGTAAGCCTAAAATGATTTTTAATCCATGTGATTATGGAGATCCTTACACTAAAAAAACTTGTTTGTGGGGAGAATTTAATATTCCAAAACAAAATCCAGTTGAACCTAAATTTATAACTGTTGGTGGTAAAAGAATGTCAGAAATACACTATAAAACTTTTTCAATGAAACCAAACGATAGAGCTAGAGAAAGAAGTAAAACTCCACAAGGTTTTGCACAAGCATTTTATGAAGCAAATAAGTAAATATGATCCTCACATTAGGGTAAAGTTTGCTCTATTTGATGACCCACAGTTTAGATCAATTCCGGAAAACCACAGATCTCACGCCTACCTGGTGTTTATTTGTCTACTAAAATTTGCTAACTCTAAAACCCTAACTTGCTATCCTCGCAAAGCCACCATTGCTGATATGTCCGGTTTATCTAGGACAACCATATATAGAGCTACACTTTGTTTGGAAAAGGCAGGCATTATAATGAAAAAGAGATTAAAATCAACTTTATTATATACTATAAACCCCAAGTATATTGTGGGTTATAGACCAGAGGTTTCACAGAGAAACATAGATGTTTCAGAGAGAAACATGGGTGTTTCTGTTAGACCACTATTAGAAGAACTAACATATACTAACATTAATACTAGCATTAACCTTTTTATAAAAGGTCTTTCAGGTAGTGGCAGCGGTAATGAACATATTATAAAAGGATTAGCGAATAAATACTCCCCTGAACAGCTTAAGAAAGCAATAATTGATAAAGATAATCCTTATTTTTGTAAAAAGGCTTTAGAGATACAAGAAGATAAGAATAAGAGATATGTTCCCAAAAATATTATATTAAAAGCTGTGGATAATGTCCGCAAAAAAACTAATTATTTCTATAAAAGTAAGGTAGCTAAAAATAAGGATAAATATGGCAGGATTTCGAAGTCGCAAGATTTATTGCGAGGCAATAGCAAAAACAAGCGGTAAGCAATGCCTTGCTAAAGGTTATTATACACCTACAAAGGATAGATTTCTTTGTATGTTTCATAGAGGATCAAAGTCGTGGGATAATAAAACTAGAAAGTATAAAGGCTTATATAAAAACGATAGAATAAAACTAGACAATAAGGTAAAGATATTAAAGAACTTAAAAAATTTTAAACATAAAACAGATGAAGAAATCAAACAGTATATCAACCAAGAAAAACAACGTGCCAATAGCACTTTCGGATATAGAACAAAATACTATACTAGATCAATTACACAATGGCGTGGTCGCTTACGAAATAGCAAAACAAAAACAGATCAAATTGAAAACTTTATACGACTACTTGGACAGAAACCCAAAGTTTAAGGAACAATTTAATAAGGCACAAGAACGAGGCATTAAAACATTAGTTGAAAAAATGTGTGTAATATTTGATAGAGATAATGTTTCTTTAGATAATAATGAGCTGCTATTTATTAGAGAAAAAAAGGACTGGTTAAAATTTATTGCACCAAGACTCTCATCTTTGTTCGTAGAAAAGACAAAATCTGAGGTAAAGCAGGACACTCAGCTCCGAGTAATGTGGTCAGATACTCCTGATCTGCTGGACCTAGACGCTGCAGAAATTGCTGATATAGAACACCCCTCGCCAAAATAAAATGGCACAAAGTTTCTATTTTTAATTTATTCATAGAACAAAACCATCTTTTTTATTCCATGTATTCACTATTTTTTCATTGGTTGAATTATCTAAATAAACAACCCAATCTCCAATAGTAATATATAAGCAATTTTTTGATCTTACATCAACTGTAATACCTTTTATTTTCTTTTTAATAAATTTATTTTTCATACTTTCCTTTCTTTTATTTATGATATTTAACTTCTCTTTTAATCATTACATCAACACCAATGTTTTGAAGTAATTCCTCTTTAAACTCGGTAATTTCTTTTTGTAATTTTTTATGATCTTTAATGTTTTCAAAATCATAAATTCTATCAGCTACATAAAAAATACATATTCGGTCATCTGGTATATATTTTTTATCATCATCTTTTTTTGTTTTTTTAGTCATACTTTCCTTTCTTTTGTTTGTTTATTCTTCATATCTTTTATATTTTTTACTATCCAAAACATCTTCTAAAGTATTAATTAAATAATGAATATCTACATCATTTAATGTATAGATAGCTTTTTTTAAAGCATTCATATATGGAATGTCTTTTTTTTCATCTGAACTAGGTTTAACACATTTATATTCAACCCATTTTCCATTTTCTTTTACCCATTTATTTAGTTTCATTTTTTCCTTTCTTTTGTTTTTCTTTTTCATAAAAAGTATTTTTATTTAATTCTATGTATGAAAGAGAATTATGTTTTAAATATGTTAATAGTTTGTTCTTTTTATTTTCATTAACATTTTTTAATCTTATTATTATTAAATCATTAACCATTATTTATGACCTTTAAGCATTAACCATACTATCATAACAAATAAAAACGATAATAAGGTTTGCAGCTCTATTGGTGTATTTAAAAATATATCAATCATATATTTTTTTTATTGGATAAAATTCTCCACCTTTTACAAAATTGTGAAGTGAACTTAAAACATTATTGTAATATTTATCATTAATATTATGGTCGCAACTTAATTGTTCAATGACATATTTATAGCCATCTTTGTCAAAAGTATTGTACCAATTTTCATAATAACCTATATATCTTTTTACATCTTTTGTTTTTATTTTTAAGTATTGTATTTTATTTTTTTCTTTCATATATTTAACCAGGATTGTTGTTTTTCTATTAGTTGTTTTTGCTGTTCTTTATAAAGTTTATTTCCTTTATAATTCTTATAAAATCCATAACCGGCACAGTTATTTAAAAGTAATAGCATAGATACTATCATAATTATTTTAATCATTTTTTCCTTCCTATCTGTCAAGCAATAACCAGGCAATAATACAAAGCGAGATCAAAGCATGACAGATTAATAGTTGATTTATTGTTATATATAACAATTCCATAAAAATTTAATTGTTAATAATATAATACAAAGCTGCCAAAGTTTTATATTTGTTGTGCTTAATATTCCACCACTCATTACCGATATAAACATAATTAAGTTATTCATTATGTAGAAAAACCTGTATAGTTCTTATAAAAGCTATCACTGGTATTCAAATCAGTTAATATATATTCACCGGATTTAATTTTCTTTTTAGTGTCTTTTATAGTTTCGCCTAAAAATATATTTCTATATTTTCCGGTTGTTGTGCTATAGTTCCAATATTTTTGATCAAGTTCTATTTTACCCTCTCTAAAACCTATTGGCTTTCTTGCAATCATTGAACTATAAGATTGAAAATACTCATAACCATCATTATTAATAATTATGAATTGATTAGCTATTTTATTCCCTTTGTTGCTTTTTATATTTTCTACTTTCATTGTTTTTTTCCTTTCATTGTTTAATTTAACTTAATAAATAAATATGTCTAAAATTAGGCATTTATTCTTGAAAACATAGGTTTATCAAAATAATAACAATTAACAAATTTTGTATTAAAATTGACTTTATAACCCTTATTTTTAAGTTTATTTATTAATAGAGCTGCATCGCAATCCTCCTCAAAATAATAACAAGCGTTATCATTATTATAATAAGAATATTCTGAAAACTCTTTTATATCTATTTCAAAAGCTGCCAAATCATATTTTGATAGTTGGATATAACCATGACTTTCATTATCATAGAATTTTAGTGTTATTTCTTTTTTCATTATTTCCTTTCATTGTTTATTTTTATTTCTTTTTTGAAATCCTCTAGCCATTTATTATTTTTAATCTCAATAGGTTTATCAAAATCATCAACTATACTATCATAATCCATGTTTTTATATTTATCTAATTGCATAACATAATCCTGGCAATCACTGTTAAGATCATCAAAATAATTTTCTTGATTAATTGCACTTGATACATCAACCCATTTTTTAACAAATCTGCCTTGACCGGTAAACATGTTAAATTCATGTACTCGAACAAGTGCATTTTTTGGATTAAGTGCAATACTTTCAATTTTATCAAAATCATCATCAATAATAGCTTGGTCCATTTTTTCATTTATTTCTGTCATTATTTCCTTTCATTGTTTAATTTAAGTTATTAAATAAATATGTCTAAAATTAGGCAACATTTTCTAATTGATTTCTATAATCTGATACTATTTGTTCACCGATTATATAAACATACATATTAACAACTTTTTCTGGACTACTAAAATCAGTATTAACTTCACCAAAATTGTCATTTTCGTATTGTTTAATTGTATCTATTATATTAAATACTTCATCACCTAGCCATTTTTTAGCTTGATAAGTACCAATTATATAATAATCAGTATTAAATATTTCGTGATGTAAATCATCAAGGTTGTTTTTAATAAAATCTTTATTATTTTCATCATTTATAAAATCCTCAAAATGAGATTTTATTTCATCATATTTATATTGTGTCATTGTTTCCTTTCATTGTTTAATTTAACTTAATTTAAAATTAAGGCTATAATTAGGCAATTAATAACCTAGCCATAATTTAACATCTTTTAATTTATAATCTTTTTTAGTACCCAGTTGCTTAAAAAAATCATAAATCTCGTCTAGGTTTCCATGCTGCTTTATAATTAAAATTGCTTTTTGTAATGTTATTGTCATTGTTTCCTTTAGTTGTTGTAATAATAATTAAAATCAATATTTAATTCATCATTATCCATTTTAAGATATTGATTAAATAAATATCTATAAAATGTATCATTGTTTTTGATTTCATCATATCTGCTAGACATAATAAAACTTATTTTTTCTTTTTTTGTCATTTGTTTTTTTCCTTTCATGGTTAATTTAAGTTATTAAATAAATATGGCAGCATTAAGGTAGAAATAGAAATATATTTAATTGTATTTAATCCGGTTGATTAGTTCCAGGTTGAAATATGTTTAATGTTCGTATCAATATATAAGAACATAAAATTTTATTTCTCGTATATAAGATCGGTCAGCATTACTGACCTATATATAAAAGATTAAGAGCTTTAGAGTTTCCGATAAATAATAGTTATCAGAACTAATTAGATTTGTTAAAGGTTTTTCCCTGCTAATTAGGTGAATTTCATTTTAAATAAAGGGGGTATACACCCAAGATCTCCACACTTTTTTTTATCTCTA